CAGCAGCTCCTGTGGCAGGAGGGCGTCCGCCAGGGGCAGCTCAGCCCGGAGCGGATGCGGAAGGTCTGGATCGTCACGCAGGACGACCGCCTCGACACGAAGGTGTGCGAGCCGATGCCGTTCCTCGAGGCCAACAAGCACGTGGCGATCGACGGCGTGTTCACGACCGGCGACGGCCAGCAGCTCGCCACGCCGCCGGCCCACCCGAACTGCCGCTGCGCCGTCGGCCTCGTCATCGTGCGCGAATGAGCGTCCCGGAGGGCCTCGGCCGCGAGATCGTGCGGCTCGTCTTTGAGGCCGTGGTCATCGGCGTCGTGCTTGCGCTCCTGATCGCGGCGCTCGGGCTGCTGCGGTGAGATTGTGCAGGGCTCCCGTCGCCGGGAGGTGTCCACATCGCTTGACAGCGGCAAGCCCGCCTCACGACCTTGGGGGCGTTTCCCTTGCGATGGAGGTTTCCATGAAGCGGTTCCTGATCCTCGCCCTGCTCGCCATGGTCGCCCTGCCCCTCGAGGCGCAGCGGCGCCGGGCCCGCGCGGCCGCGCCCCCGCCCCGACTCGAGTTCGGCGCCGACCTCGTGGTCGGCTACGAGCGGTCCTCCTACGAGGGCCAGGACGAGAGCTATGTGCGGGCGCAGTTCCCGTTCGACGTGCGCGTGGGCTATGCGCTCGATGGCCGGGCCACCGTCGAGCTGCGCGGCAGCCTCGACTTCCAGAGCGGCACCGGGGCCGGCGGCGGCGCCTCCTACACGGCGCGGCCGGGCCTCAACGTCACCTACGGACTCGGGGGCGGCAGCTCGCGCGGCGGCTTATATGCGACGCTCGGCGCGGCGGCGGTCGTCTCCCACTACGGAGGCACGAGCGCCACGCAGGCGGCCATCAACGGCGGCGTCGGCACCCGATGGCGCAAGTTCCGCGGCGAGGCCTTCGTCGCGAACGCCTTCGAGAGCGCCACGGCGGGCGCTCCTAACGAGTTGACCGTGGGCGTTCGGCTCGGCCTCTCGATCTGGCAGTAGCAGGAACACGGGCGGGGCGGTACAACCCCGGCTCATCGGTTCTGGGGATCAACGGATCCGGGGACCCGAGCCCGCCCAACCTCGCAGAAGGCGGCGTGCGTTGGCGGTCCCCGGACTGGGCGGCCAGTTCGCCCGCCCCCGCCGCTGCGGGAAGTGGCCGGGCACTACGGCGGCCGCAAGGCTGCCACGGGCCGGAGCTGCCACCCGGCACTTCCTCTTGCGGCCCCCAAGGGCCGTTCCTACCTTCGCCACCATACACAACCAAGCGCCGGGCCGGGGAGATACGCGTGAGTGCCGGGGTTCCGCTGGGGCCCGCCAGGCTGCCGACCTCGAACCGAGCAACCGACCCCAGTAGCGACCGGACCGAACTGCGCGGCTGCGTCCGCAGGTGGTCGCGAAGTGTGTGCCGACGCGGGCATAGTGGGGCTCCGGGTCACCGGCTGACCGCAGAGTAGCAAGGGGCGACGGCGTCGCAGCTCGCCCCCGCTGGGGCCCGACAGGTTTCGACGGGTGGGCAGAACAGAGAGGGCGAGCGAGAGCCCCGCGAGCTCCGACAGCGGGACAAGTCAGACGCCAAGGCGCAAGCCAAGGTGCTCGCGTTCCGGCCTCGGGTGCAGTATCGCCCGCTGGCCCTCGCCGCCTAACCGGCGGCACGCGACGGCGACCGGCCGACCCCGATGGGCCGGATCCGCCGCCAGCATCGGGCGGAACTACTGACGGGCGGTGCGTCAGATAGTTGGTTGACAGATGGCACCGCTGGTGGAGGATGGCGGGAAACCGTCGTCCCCGGTTCGCCCCGACCATAGGCACAGGGCACGCTCGTAGCTCTCGACGGGAAGTCAGGCTCGGACCGGGGTTCGATTCCCCGCGGGTCCACTAACTGGAGGTTGCCATGCTTCGGAGTTCATTAGCTCTTATCGGCTCTCTCCTCCTCGTCGCCCCGCTCGTCGCACAGACGGCGGTGTTCACGGTCGGCGCCAACGCGATTCATGACGAGGACTTCTACGAGGCGCGGGCGACCGGCGCGCTTCGCTGGCGACCGTGCCCGATCCCCGAGCTCTGCGTGCAGGTCGGCGCGATCGCCGCCATCGACAACCCGCACGCGCTGAGCAAGGGCACCTCCGCCATGTTCCACGTCGCGGTGGGCGCGGACGTCGGCCTGTTCGGTGCCTACGGGGGACTCGCCCCGATCCGGCTCGGGTTCAGCGTCGGGCAGTTCCGACAGATCCAGATCGGCGGCGCGACGCCGTTCAGCTATTACCGCTTCGTCGCGCTGAGCGCGGAGTACCGCACGCCGACGTTCCGGGCAATCGTGGAGCCGCAGGTCGTCCAGTTCGACCAGCAGATGGCCGGCACGCCGATCCATGACTGGCGGATCGTCGTGGACTACGCGGTGTTCAAGCTCGACGTCCACCACACGCGCGGCGGGGCCGGGCAGCCGGACTACGGCTTCTGGAGCCCGTCGCTGCTCGCGGCCTACGAGTTCCTGTTCGTCGAGGCGGGCTGGCGGTCGGTGCCGTCGCTCACGGAGAACCGCAACGTCAACATGGGCGTCGTCACCGCCGGGTTCCGATGGACGAACCGCGGCGCGCCCCGATACGCGCGGCCCTGACCGTATGCCGCCCTATCGGGTACACGCCGACGGCCGCCGACTCGGCAAGCGGCCGCCCAAGCTCGACCACCGCACCCTCCGGCTCGCTCGTTACCTCACGGCGAGCCTGCCCGCCCCGCCCCTCGCCGTCGATCACTCCTCCCGCGTCTTGGACTGGCCCATGTACGCGAACGACGAGCTCGGCATCTGCGGGCCGGCCGGTGCGGCGCATCAGGTCCAGAGCTGGAGCACCTACGCGGAGCGCGGGACGATCACGCCCCCGCTCCAGCAGGTGAAGGACGACTACTACGCCATCACGGGCGGCGCGGACGCGGGCGTCTATCTGCTCGACATGCTGAACCACTGGCGACGGAACGGGATCGGCGGGGACCGGATCGAGGCCTTTGTGCAGGTGAGCCCGAACCTCGATGAGGCGCGGCTCGCCGTGCAGCTCTTCGGCTCGCTCGGGATGGGGCTCTCCCTCCCCGATCAGGGCACGTTCGGCCCGTGGGACCGGCTCTACGGCCCGCCCAACCCGAACAACGGGCACTACGTCGTGGGCGTCCGGTACGCCGACGCGGAGCGGCTGCTCGACGTCGTCACGTGGGGCGGCATCCTGCGGATGTCCTACGACTTCTTCCTGAAATACTGCGACGAGGCCTTCGCGGTCCTCAACGATCTGTCGATCGTCGAGATCACCATGCGGTCGCCCGAGGGGTTCGACTTCGCCACGCTCCGCGCCGACCTCGATCACTTGGGCGACCCGGTCACCCCGGATCAGCCCCCGGTGGAGGGCCGCGGCGTCATCGCCGGCACGGTCCACACCTCCGAGATGCAACCGATTCCCGGCGCGACCGTCTCGACCGCGCCCTCCGGATTCGCCACGCAGGCCGATGCCTCCGGTCGGTACGTGCTTGCCGTGCTGCCGGGTGCCTACGCCGTCTCGGCCGTCGCCGGCGGCTACGGGCCGTGGACGGCGGAGGTGGTCCTGGCGGAGGGGGACACCGTGCTGCTCGACTTCCAGCTCGGGCCGGCAGGCAAGGGCTGCAACCTCCTCCGCCCGTGAGCGACCTCACGCCCGACCTCGACCTCGGGCACGGACACCTGCTCACGTTCTTCGAATGGGCACCGGACGATCTGCCAGCGAATCGCGAGCGGTTCGGCTACCCGCTGCCCCATATCGAGCGCGCGGGCGCGTCGATCGATCATCCCCGACCGGATGGAACTGGCCCCTGCCTCGGTTCGATTCACTTCGACATCCCCGAGTTCCGGCAATTCTTTCCAGATCCCGGCCGTGCTCTGTGGCAGGTCGAGAGTTGGGACCCGCTGACGTTGTCGCCCTCGGTCCTCTGTCGAGGGTGCGGCGATCACGGGTTCATCCGTGGCGGCCGGTGGGTCCCGGCGTAAGATTTGGGCACGTAGACGCTTGACGGGCGACACGGCAGTCCCATACATTCGCAGAGACCTTCGCAGGCGAGGCGCGTTGCCGGAGCCCAAAGTCGTATCGGTGGCCGAGTGGAAGGCGCTCGAAGAGAAGGGCATGGCGCCCGCGAGCGTCTGCCTCCGCAAGGCGTGGACCTGCGCCGAGGTGCTGTCGAAGGCCGAGAAGGCGTCCCTCGGCGAGCGCGAGATCGCCATCGTCATCTCCACCGCCAGCCCGGACCGCGACAAGGACGTCCTCGTCGCCGAGGGCTGGGACCTCAAGCCCTACAAGAAGAACCCCGTGGTCCTCTGGGCCCACGACTACCGCAGCATGCCGATCGCGCGCGCGCGCCAGGTGCGCGTCGCCGACGGCTCCCTGCATGCCATCGACCACTTCATCGAGCGCGACGTCTACCCGCTCGCCGAGATCGTGCTGCAGATGCTCAAGCGCGGCTACCTGAACGCGGCGTCCGTCGGTTTCATGCCGCTCAAGTGGAGCCGCAACGAGGAGCGCGGAGGCGTCGACTTCGAGAAGCAGGAACTGCTGGAGCACTCCATCGTGCCCGTCCCCGCGAACGCCGAGGCGCTGGTCGAGATGCGCGCCATCAAGGGCCTCGACCTCAAGCCCCTCGTCGAGTGGGCCGAGCGGTTCATCGACGAGGCCGGCGGCACCGACAAGGACCTCCCGGTGGATCCGCGCCGAGTGGCGGAGATGCTCAAGGAGGCGCAGGGCGGCCGCGTGCTGGTCGGCTGGACCCGCAACCTCGCGGCCGCGCTGCCGGAGGCGGAGGACTTCACGTTCCGCTATGTCGAGCTCGGAGCCTCGAGCGGCGTTCCTGATCCCGACGATCCACCCCCGCCCGTGCGACGTGCGCCGGCGCTGCCGGTCCGGACGCCCGACCGCCTGGAGACGGCCGACGCCGTCGTGGACGACGAGGCCGGGACGGTGTTCTTCAAGCAGGGCTTCGTCGTGCAGTCCCTGATCTTCCCGAAGGCGCATTGGAACTCGGCCGCGGCCTGCCAGAAGTGGGCGCGCGACCACGATTTCCGCGCCGACAAGGTCGACGAAACGGCCGACTCCTACCGGCTGCGCCAGCGGGACCCGGGGGACTTCGAGCGGATCCGCACGATCTGCGTCATGCCCAAGGACGCCGGGGCCGCCGAGGCGCGCTGCCAGATCAAGGCCGTGGGCGGACCCCTCAAGGAGGCGGGCGCGCCGCGCGACCTGCCGCCGCGCGTCCTGGACCTGGGCGACATCGACGCCGGGCTCGTCGTCGCGAGCTGGCTGCAGGAGTACGAGAAGGGCGTGATCCCGTATCGGCGCACGGCGCTCGCGCCGGAAGGCGAGTCGTGGGACGGCGCGGCCGAGCTCGCCTCCGCCGACCTGGACGACCTCCGCGTCATGTGCGCCAGCTACGGGGCCGGCGGCGAGGACAAGGCGGATTACCTGCTGCCGCACCACAAGGCGGACGGCGAGCACGCCTGCGTCTGGCGCGCGGTCGCGAACGCCGCGGCACGGCTCCCCTTGGCGAAGCTCGCCGCCGCGAACTTGGCGGGCGTGCGGCGCCACCTCGGCCGGCATTACGAGGACTTCGCCAAGGACGCGCCGTGGAAGGCCGCGCCCGAGGCTTGGCAGCGGTTCGAGACGACGGCGGTCGCGTGCGGCAACATGGCAACCATGTCCAAGCGCGAATTGACCGCCGCGGAGCTGGCCGGGCTGTTGCGCGAGTTCGGCTTCGAGCCGGAGGCCAGGGCCGTGGAGGCCGTGGCCGACGTCGCGGCCGCCGCAGACCTGCTCACGAGCATGGGCATGCGGACGACGGACCCCGGCGCGGAGCCGGTGAGCGACGCGGACCTGCGCCAGATGCACCGGGAGCTGCTGGAGCCGGCGATCGACGCGCAGATCCGGAAGCGCATGGGAAAGCTGGACTGACCGACACTCAGGAGAGGCTCAAATGGCACCGACGGTGACGAAGGAACAGGCGGAGTTCTACGTGCAGATGTTCAAGGAGCACGGGCTCCCGCTCGTCGGCGAGATCGTGGACGAGCGCATGGCGAAAGTGCGCGAGGCCGCGAAGGCGAACCGCCTCCCCGAGCTGTTCGGGGCCGACGGCGCACCCGTGCCGCCCAAGAAGGACTCCCAGAAGGGCTTCGCGGTCGCGCGGATGCTCATGGCCTACGCCAACGCCGTCGGCCAGAAGGCCGGCTTGGCGAAGGCGGCCGAGATCGCGGCCAAGACGTGGGGCGCGGACAGCGTCGAGGCGAAGGCGCTCTCGGCGCAGGACGCGGCCGGCGGCGGGTTCCTGATCCGCGACGAGCTCGCGGCGGAGATCATCGAGTTCCTCCGGCCGGCCTCGGCCGTCCGGCAGCTCAACCCGGTCATGGCCCCCATGGACGCCGGGACCACGCGGCTGCCGAAGATCACGGCCGGCGCGAGCGCGGTGTACATCGCCGAGAACCAGAACCTCGTCGCGACGCAGCCGACCTTCGGGGTCGTGCAGCCCGTGGCGAAGAAGCTCGGCGGCCTCGTGCCGATCTCGAACGACCTGATCCGGCGCGTCAGCATGTCGATCCAGCAGACAGTACGGGACGACCTGGTGGCGGGCATCGCGCAGAAGGGCGACGCCGCGTTCATCCGCTCCGTCGGGGCGGGCGGCGAGCCGAAAGGCCTGCGCTACTGGCCGGTGGCGGCGAACATCATCGCGGCCAACGCCACGGTGAACACCGCCAACACGATCAAGGACCTCGGCAAGCTGATCCTGGCCCTGGCGGACGACAACGTCCGCTTCGTCCGGCCGGGCTGGCTATTCGCGCCGCGCACGTGGGTCTACCTGTTCACGCTGCTCGACGCCAACAGCAACTTCGTGTTCCGCGACGAGATGAAGGGCGGCACGCTGTACGGCTACCCGTTCGCCCGCACCTCGCAGATTCCGGTCAACTTGGGCGGCGGCACGAACGAGTCGGAGGTTTACCTCGCCGACTTCGCCGACGTGGTGATCGCGGAGGCGACGCAGATTCTGATCGACGTGTCGACGGAAGCGGCGTACTTCGACGGTGCCGCGACCGCCTCGGCGTTCTCGCTCGACCAGACGGTGATCCGGGCCATCGTCGAGCACGACCTCGTCATGCGGCACGACGAGAGCGTGGCGGTGCTGACCGCAGTGCTCTGGGCCTGATCGGCCGGGGCTGCACGCAGGGCTACACGTAGCCGGGTGGGGCCGACGCGCGAAGCGGGCCTCCCCGGCGAGACCCTCACGAGGAGACGACGACGATGGTCCCGACCGACATTGGTGCGCACTCCATCGAGCGCATCGGCAACGTGCCGCTGGCCTCGACTGGCGGCGCTGCGCGGAACGGCACCGGCTTCGACCGGCAGAGCTTCCATTCCGGCGTCCTCGTGTGCACGAGCGGTGCCGCGACCGGCACGCCGACCTCGTTCACGTTCGCGGCAAAGATTCAGGACTCGGACGACAACTCCGTGTTCGCGGACTACAACGACGGCAGCGGCGTCGTCGCGATCACGAACATCATCGCGATCAACAGCTTCGCGCGGAAGAAGTTCAGCCTTATCAAGGCCCGGCGATTCATCCGCGTGGTCGAGACCGTCACCTTCGTGGGCGGCACGGCCCCGACGCTGGCAGTGCAGGAGACCGTCACCCTCGGCGGCGCATCGGAACAGCCCCCGGTCTAGCGGCCTGCTAGCGGGAGGCGTTACACTCGGGGGCGGGCTGCGGCCAGAACGCCGACAGGTCCCGCCCCCTTTCTTTTCGCGAGGAGCGACCATGCCAGAGAGAGCGCCTGTGCTGCGGAGCGTCCCGATGATGATGCTCAAGAACCAGCCGGGCTTCCCGCAGGGGACGATCGCCGCCGTCCCGTCCGCCCTGTTCGACGCCGAGACTGGCGAGCTCAAGGAGATGGTCGGCGTCGCGTTGAACTGGAGCGAGAAGAAGATTGCATCGCGGCTCATGCTCCAGGCTCCTGAGTCGGAGGACACGCCGACGGACGCCCAAGTGGTGCTGTGCGCCGACAAGATTTTCACGAGCCCGGCGCTGTATCCGGGCGACGTGTTCGGTGCGACGCCGGAGGTCGCCTCCCGTCACCTCAAGACGGGCGCGGCCCACTTGGCGACGCCCGAGGACCTCAAGCGGTTCTATGACCCGAACCGCGGCCTCGCACCCGACAAGGTGAAGCGGGCGGCGGAGACCTCCTCGGAGATGGCGGTCCAGGCGCACGGGCTCCGTGAGGGCAGGAGCCAGCGGCGGACCGAGGCGGAAGTCGAGACATGATGGAGAGCCGGAGCGGCGGCCGCGGCAAGGCGCTCAAGCGGCCGCCCGTGGACAAGATGGTGCGCGGCGAGGACGTTGCCACGAAGCGCCCCATCCCGGAGGACGAGGCCGACGAGCGGCCCCGGCAGGATGAACCGCAGGGCATCGATGGTACTGTCCGGGAACGGGGAAGCTGGTTTCCGGGCGACTCGACGATCTGAACCAAGGGGAACCCGACCATGGACCAGAAGAAGCGCGTGCATTTCACCAAGTCGCACAACGGCTACAACCCCGGAGAGGAAGCCGGGTTTGAGAACTCCGAAGCCGAGAAGCTGATCGCGCTGGGCGTGGCGGTCGATGCCGAGCAATACGCGGCGGACGCCGCAGCGGCGGCCGAGGCCGAATCGGCGGAGAGCAGCTCGAGCGGTCGGCGCCGGCGCAGCAGCAGCGAAGAGTAGGACCTAAGCGGGCCCCGGCGGCGCCATGCTGACGATCACGACGCCCGCCGCGGCCCGCGACTTCACCACGGTCGAGGCGGTCAAGCGCCAACTGGCCCTCCAGACCGAGGCCGAGGATGCCCGGATCGCGCAATGGATCGAGCAGGCCTCCGACGCGATCCGGACCTGGTGCGACCGGGAGTTCTCCCGCCAGACCTACACCGAGAAGCTCGCCGGCCACGGCGGCACCCTGCTCACCCTCGCGCGGGCCCCGATCGTCTCCGTCGCGAGCGTGGCGCTCAAGGGCGAGCCCGTCGTGGACTACGCCATCGAGGACGCCGAGGCCGGCCTCCTGTTCCGCGAGCAGGGATGGGCCGAGACCGTCGCCCTCGGCTGGCACCTGATCGGCTCCCCGCACCCGCGCGGGGACCTCCCGCACTACACCGTGCTCTACGTCGCCGGCTACCTGCTCCCGACCGAGGAGAACAGCACGCTGCCGCGCGACATCGAGCGCGGCTGCATCGAGCTGGTGAAGTGGTATCGCAGCGGCAAGGCGGGCAAGAGCGGCGGCGCGGTCTCCTCGAAGCGCGTCGGCGACGTCTCCCTCTCCTACTTCGACGAGGGCGCCGAGGAGCCGCAATTGCCGCGGGAGGTGCGCGGCCTGCTGCGGCCGTGGCGGCGGGTCCTCCCATGATGGAGCCCGAGCTGGCGGAGCTGCTCACCCAGACGCTGACCGTGGAACCCAAGACGGGCCGCGACAAGTACGACCGCCTCACCTACGGGCCAGCGGTCAGCTATGGCTGCCGCGTGACCAACAAGCAGGTCCTCGTCGCCCTGCCGGACGGATCCACCCGGACGAGCCGGGCCTACGTCATCCTGGACGCCGACGCGGCCGCGCTCGACCGCGAAGACAAGGTCACGCTGCCCGAC